CTATTTATTCAAAGCTGTGCGGGTTAGAATGTAGCAATAAACTCCTGGCTGAGATGGCCTAATCCCGTTAGCCTTCTGAAATGCTGCCACGGCCGTTTTTGTTATATTACCATAATAGCCGGTGCTCGCAACATTCAAAGGAAAATATCCCAGCTGTTTTAATCTATCCTGCAAAAAGACCACTTCAGGATTTCTATCTCCTAGCTCTATATCTTTTAAGAATGTGTGCTTTATCATTGGCGCAACTGGCGCGGGCTGAACTAATTGCAAAACAACCTTCATTGCAGCCACTATCGGATAATCCAAAGCAAACTGCCTTGGACTCGTGCTTTCACTATCAAAATCCAGCATTGCATTGTTTTCTATGCAATAAATTTCTGTGGCGTGATCTCCCCTACACACCTTACAATTCGGAATCGGGACCTGATTAAACCAGCCAGGGCAAAAAGTTGTGGCCACCCAAAGCGGAGATTGTTTTAAGTGATATTGCAAAACAGATATGTCCGGCGCGCAGTTGTTATTTGCAGAAACCCATTCATAATTTATCTGAAAAATATTTAAAAAGGATTTTGCCTTTGCAAAAATATCCGGCGTTAATCTTGTCTTATCGTAGAATTGCTGAATTGTTGATCCCATAGGAAAAGCTGACTGAGATACAAGTCCGATGGTTCTGCAAGCGTCAACGACCGTTAAAAGATTATCTCCCCTTGCAGGATCGTTGTTTGCAATTAAAGCAATGAAGTTTGCGCTGATGCTAAACTTTCCATTGACAATTATTCCTAAATCAGTTAAAGATTTTATTGCATCCGGCCCAATCAATCCTGCCGACAACATCCAGTTTCCAATAGTCATAAAAGTATTGGCAATAGAAAAACAGGTGCAGGCGTTTGTGTCTGTCTTTGTGGCTCCGTTTATCGGAGGATTAAGAGGTATTGTCTGAATCGAACTGACCGCTGGCTTATACGGGCTCCAATTCCCATCTGGCACATTGACCTTATATGCAACGCCAGTTTCAGCGCCCGTAATCCAATCGGTGTCTCTTGGTTCAACATGAATAAAACCAAAATTATTGAGATCCTTTTTTATCCCAAAAAATAAATTCTTAATTAGATTTATAAACCAGTTTGCCATATAGATATATTTTAATAATAATTGATTTTAAAAAAGAGGCAAGGCAAACCTCTTTATTGAAAATGGGGTTTAGCCCGAGTGCCACTGGCACCTTGTTGATTTGCCTTGCCTATGACTGGGGATGTTCTTCGATGTAGACATCGATGTGTCCTGTCCTTGCGAATGTGATCCGCACTTCGTCCTTGGCCAAAACTCCCTTTTCGGCCTCGTCGCAGATTTGGCTGAGGGCTTCTCTAAGCTCCTCATAATTCCTGATTTCAAACTTCAGGCTCTTGTCGTTTTCAGGATGCGCCACGCATCTCACCATTTTAGCCTCCTTCCTCCTTTTCAATTATGTCTATTCCGCCCTCGTGCGGATAAACATTGCCGGCCAGAACTCTTTCCGGCTCGGCCACATCTATGGTGACCGTAACAATCCGATCTGTTTTCAACGCCTTCTTAAGAGAATCTGTCACCATTTCTACGATTGCCCGCTCGGTGATTGTTCCCCGGAATCTGCCCGTGAATGTTTGCATGATGGTTTCCTTTCCTTGTTATGAGGTGTATGCTTTCGCAATGCCTCTGGTTTACACAGTAGTGAATCGCTTTGCCGATTTTAACAAACCGGTCTTTCTTTGCGCAGTAAGCTAACATCGAAACCTCCCTTGTAAAAGAACTCAAAATTTAATCCTTTGTAAAAACCATCCAATCGCCGCAAATATAATCGAACCGACAAAGCCTGCCACCGTTGAAATAATTGTTATTTTTCCCTCCACCTTGCTTACTCTCTGTTCTACAATTTCTAATTTTTTAGCTTGACCTGCGCATGGCAAAGCGTCCAATCTTTTATTAACAGACTTAAAACCCTCCCTCACAGTTGCTTCTAGGTCTCCTATTACTCTTGAGAGTTCATCTATTTTTGCCATTGTAGTTAAAAATTAATTCCGTATGATTCACCTTTTTTAACTTCCTCCTGAACTGCATCAAGTCCCGACGTAGATTTCTGCAGGCCATATCCTTTTACTTTTTCCATTCTCATTTTAACTAAATCAACTGCCTCTTTTATTGTATCTCCAAAACCAATAACTGAACAGATGGAAGAGAAGCCGGGCACAGAATAATATTTGCCATTCTTTTTATATGCCTTTCTAAATTTAACAAACTGCTGAATCGACGGGTCCACTTCAACTTCAAGCTCATGCTCTTCAGCCCATTCTGATTCTATGGCAACACCGGCCCCGTAAACACCGTTAATTTTTGGCGATACTTTAATGCCGGCAGCTCCATACCAGATAACTTCGGCCAAGTTTTCAATCATCTCAGACATTATAGCGGTCCCACAGGGCGCCGGATTGCGCACAGTCGGATCAATCAAATAAGGCTTCTCGTCTTTGCCCATCATAAATTCTGTTGAGAAAAAAGAAGCTGTCGGATTATATTTTTTTATTATGGCTGAAAGCTTATCGTTAAGTTCAATTATAGGTTTTGGCAACTCGTCATATGCGCATGCCTTAATTAAATCTCCCTGGCCTTTCATTTCATATCCGTAAAATGTAGGGCTTAAAAACTCTCCGTTGATTTGTATATGGTCTCCTCCCGGCTCAATTCCTTCAACCTGATTTTCTACAACAAACTCAACCTCGCTCGCATCTTGTCTATGTCCAAAGCTATCGGCCAACGCATTTAATTTTGAAAGCGAACCATCATAGTCTGGCGCAAAAAAGCTTTCAATATCTCCCCTCATATTTGCTTTGATATATTTATTCTTAGCTCCCAAAATCCACTCATCCATCATTTTAAATTTATTATCACTGGCCTCTGTAATAAAATAATTCTCTGAAAAGTTTTCATACTTTTCTTTTATTTTGTCAAATATCTCCTGCTCGGCTGACTCATCAACCTGTCCTACTAAATCAAACACCGTTCTCCGGATGCCTTTAAAATACAACTCTAAATCTGCCACGCTCCTTATTTTTAAAGTATCTTGCGTAGGCAACCCCACTTCTTTTTGCATTACTCTCATCTCCCACCGATGAGCTTCCATATTCTCTGCCCGGCCGGCTCCCCAAACTCTATATCCCTTCCTTCTTAAATAATCTATGAGATCTGCCTGATATGTATCAAAGAAAACTATTAAATCAACTTTGTCAATGTAATCCCAAAAATTTTGAACTCTAATTAATCCATCCATATCCGTTCCCAGGCGCTGTTTAGCCGAGCTAGGGAAGTCATCCTGCCAAGGAGTATAGTAATATGCCTTTCCGAATTTGCGCGCCAGGGTAGCCCCTACGTGAGCAAACAAACCGTAATCAATCTGCAATACAGACTTTGTCTTTAAATCGTCTGCTCCGGGCTGAGCAAACTTTAGGGGTTGAAAATATCTAACCTTTTGATTCTTCATATTTTTTTAATCCTCAGAAACCATTTGAATTGAAAAATATGGCGCTTCACCATTGTCTGTATAATGCACTCCAGAGCTATCCTGTGCCAAAAAGAATTCTAGATAATCTCCTATCGCCAAATGGACTATATCTGAATACATCACTGGGGGAGCATTGGAATAAATATTCGCACCAGCAGAAGATACATAAGCAGCGATCTGAGCAAGACCAACTCCATTTTTTTTAGGCACGAATCTTTCAAGTCCATTGGCTTGTAATTGGTCAACTTTTCCCATCGCATTAACTTGATAATAACCTGCAACTTTTGCTGTATATTTTGTCCCGAAAATTCTATATACTTTTCCGCTTCCAACAAAATAATTAACCGAAACATCACTCGCACTATTATATGCTGTAATCTGTGTGTATGTGCCATCGTTTGAATTATAAACCCACCTGCCCACATCCGCTGGAACGAATTGATTTGCTACATTGTCTATCAAATGTCCTGAACCAGACCCAGCCCTTGATGTTCCAGTTCTTTGTGCTGGGCAATCAAATTCCGAATTGCTATCAAAATCTAAAGTATCAAAGTCAAGAGGCATCTCATTGTTTCCCGCTGGAATTTGAAGCTGTAAAGTTAAATGCGCTCTTGCCCTTGATGGGAATCCTCTCCTATTATTTAATTTATCTGCGGTTATTTGCTCGTTTGTTATCCATTGTGCCATATTTTTATAAAGCAATTATATCGTAGTTAATCGTCACCGATTGACCCGATGCAATTGTCTCTGTTATTGCTAGATGTGTAAACATCGTCCCGCTATTTGGCGTTACAGAAGCCGTGGCATCTCCAAAAAATCCAAGCTCCGTATATGCTCCCGCAGGGGGTCCTCCACCGGCTGCTGTAGGAAAGAATGTTGAAATTGTTAAAGTTAAACCTACAACGTTGGCCACGCCAATTTCATTTCTATAAATTTCGGCCAATAACTGAGTATCTGTTGCTGCCGGAGGTGTGCCAACAGTATTTCCATTTCCAACTGCAAGCCATGTGATATATCCTGAATTTACTCCTCCCAAACCATTAAGCAGAGATGCTTTTCCCGCATTGACAAAAACATTTTTATAAATCTTTCTACTTACTATTTTACCAGCTTTTTTAAACAAACCAAAACGCTGAAAAGGAATTGCCCAAAAAGGCACATCTCTGATTACAACTTCTGCGCGTCCTTTAAATATTGGAAAATTATCTTTTGTCATTTTTTTATTATATCACTTTTAAGAAGCCTGACAAAAACCAACATAACCAGTTGGCGTGCCATTGTAAGTATACCAAGGCCCCGTAACAAAACTATAACTGACGGTGCTTTCCTGAACAGTAAAATCATCTGATTCAGCCCAAAGCAAGTCAATGATTTCATCTTGGCTTATTTCAATATCTTTATCCGGTTGATCTACAATCCCCTGTAAAAATTCTATAATTCCTATTTTCATATTCCAAATACAGAAACGAAATCTACTTGCCAGATTCCGTCACTCTGAGAAAACATTTTTAAAACGACCTTTTGAACCACATAAAAAATTGCAATATTTATTCCTCTAATTGTTGACTGGATTGAAATTAATTGTCCCGACCTTAAACCCGATCTGTATGTTTTAAAAGTTCCCTCAATCAAAGGATCTCCCCAATTTTGAATTTCAGCTTGAGCGCGATCTCTTGCATGTGGCACAGTATTAATTCTTTTATCAATAATTTTATATTGAAATGTTCCATAGCTGGCAATAGAAGGATTATCTTTTTGTAAAGCCAAAACAGGAAATTGTGGCTGAGCTGCAATTGTAATCGTCTGCCCGGAAGATAAAGCGCTTGAAAATGTTATAGATTGTAAATTAGCATTCCACAAAACCTGAAAAGTTAAAGGGCTGTCTGTGCCATCAATTCCCACCGATTGCGTCACTCCGTTTATTTTTACTATCGGAGTCGTGGCATAATCGTTTGCCAAAGGCTGTGAAGTCTGGCCAGCGGTGGCTACATATGTCTCAGTTCTGCTCGCGGTCGTTTTATATTTACCTCCCCGGACAAAAACATAATTTCTCAACTGAGTAATATCATGGCTAATTTCTAAAGAATTAAAAATATAATTTCCGCTGTTGTCTGTTAAATTAAACGGCGCTACTTCCGCTGCATTCGCAAAGAAATGAATGTCTTTTGCATAATCAACATACCAGTGATAAATATATGTTTCTGCCAGCTGTTGCAAACATTTTGTTGCCTGCTCGTAATTAAACTGAATGTGATCAATCACTAAAGGGCAGTTGACATTAACCGTTGTGTATGTCACTCCAAAAGGAGTTGTAAAAACATTTACCTGGTTGATTATATCGGCAATGATTGCATTGATTGATTGCGTATTGTATGTGCTTTTAATTAAAACTCCGTCCAATAAGTGCGTGTAGTCTTTGCAGCTGCAATCATAATAAAATAATCCTGCGCCATCTATCCTCTGATTAATATAAGTTATAAATCCGCCAAAAATTTGCGTGGCTCCATCATACATCTTAACTTCATCTCCAACAGTGGGACCATAAGCTGCAGTTGCCGGTATTTTCATTGTAAAAGCTAAAGTGTCTGTCTGAGAAGTCAAAACATCCTCTTTATCAACCGAACTCCAATCAATCAGCGCTTTTCTTTCTGTGAATGTTACCGATCCGGCTGGTCTGATTAGGATTGAAATATTCATTAGATTTTTCTATTTCTTTTTAATTTTCCAACAATTAAATCTCCCACTCTTTGCGCCATTCTTTCATCTACAGTGCCGGTGATATTAACCACAATATTCTGCCCGCCAATTCCTGCGCCAACTGCCTGACTTGGTATTACATACTCTCCTGCGTGCATTAAATAAGGCCCTGTCTGATCAATCCACCCTCCGCTGGCCTTAGCTCCCAATATCTTCACAGTGCCACCCGTAACAGTTGAAATAGCCCCCCCAATCGATTTTCCAACATTACCAGCAATATTACCAATATTTGTCAGCATATCAGATGCTCCTTTAATCGCATTCTTTACGTCATTAAAAGCGTTGACAAAAAGTTTAGCTATCTCGCCTGCCGCTATTTTTACTAAATCCCATAATTCATTTACTGCTTTTCTAAAAGTTTCAGAATGCTGATACAGCTCGTAAAAAGCAACTCCAATCGCAACCAAACCTAAAACAACCCATGTCACAGGATTTGCTAAAAAGGCAAGATTTATTCCTTGTAGAACAGGTATTAAAATTTGTCCTATCCTTATTATATCCAAAAGCCATTTTCCCATCGTTCCGCCTACTGCCAAAAGTCCAAATATTGAACCTGCAATTAAAACTATATTAGAAACCAGTTGAGGATGTTGCTTCATGAATCCGCTTACCGCAACTATTACCCCAGTAATTTTAACGGCCAAATCTGCCAATGCCGGAGCCAATGATTCTCCAAAAGCAATAGTAAGACCTTGCTGAGCTGTCTGTAATTCAGATAAATTAAACTCTGCTGCCTGGGCTTTTTTTATCATATCCTCGTCAAACGTAGCTCCCAGTCTTGTATTCTCATCTCTCAATTTTGCTATGCCAGCCGAACCTAAATCAAAAAAGGGCAACAGATCCGTTCCAGATCTGCCGAATAATTTTGTAGCTTCGGCCAATTTGGCTGTATTATCTTTTAAATCAGCCACCTTGCCGGCTACCTTAAAAAATAACTCTTCAGGTTTTAAAGTTTTAATATCTTTTAAACTAATCCCAACTCCTTGTAAATTGGTAATCGCACTTTTAGTTCCTCCCTCAGCTGCATATATCTGCTTAGACAACATCTTCATTCCAGTGGCCATCTGATCAGAACTCACTCCGGATTCAGTTAAAGCCAAACCTAAAGACGAAATAGCGCTTGCGCTAAATCCTGTTTTTTGAGCCAAAATTTCTGTTTGTTTTCCGGTCTCAGCAAAATCTTTTACTGCCAGTATAGATGCTCCCGCGGTTGCCGCAAATCCAATCGTGCCTATCTGTTGCATAGCAGTAAAAGCCTTTTTCATTGAGCTCAACTTACTTTCTAATCCACTTAAAACGGTGCTGGCCTGATCCAGCGCTGAAACTACGATATTTATAGATGTGTCTGATGATCCAAATAATGCCATGTTATTTTTGTTTTTTTGAATCAAATTCTAATTTCCATTTAAACAAGTCCAAAAACCATTCCGGCTGATTCATATATGTATAAAAATCCCATCCAGTTGTTTGGCAAATGTAAACCATAATCATCAGCTCATCCATATTGCCCGCGCGGTAGGAGTTTTTTGAGAGATCTACTTCGCTATCTCCGTCTGGGCTTCTGCTAAAAAACCTGATCCCGATGTGATTTCATTAATCTTTTTGATTACGAAAACATAATCATCGGATTTCATGTCTAAAACTTTATCCAAAACATTTTCAGATATTCCATCTACTGAAACAACGACGGTTTTAATTGCTTCATTTTCTGCGTTTTCAATCATTCCCTTTGTATCTTTTTTATCAGATATCATTCCCTTGTCTCCCAATCCAACTTGCCAGGCCTGAAAAATATTATTTAAATTTCTCTTCTCCCGGCCGGTAATATAAGCATTTAAAATAACGCTGTGTTTATCTGCCGGAGTCTCAATTGTGATTGTATCTTTTTGATTTTCCATTTCTTTTATCTTTTTGCCACCACCGTTTATTAGCCGCCAGTGGCATAAAGATATTTTAATTTTTGGTCGGCTGGATGAAGGCGGTGCACTACCCTCATCCAGTAGTGTGAGTTTAGTAAGTGGCTACATTATTTGTCAATGTTGCCTGTATCATTTTTGAATCAACAAGGTTGTAAACTGCTTTGAATGTAATTGTCTGCGTCACTATATCGTTTCTGCTAGTTGATTTTGCAAATGATGTGAAATAAACTTTGTTAAACAAAATCTTTAATTCAGGATTTAGCGCGCCGGACAAAATATCATCAGTATCCTTTGCGTCAAAGGCCATGCAATAAGGCGTGCCTGCGTCAACCAGCGCTTTGAATACCGTATCCGCATATTGCAATACAATCGTTCCTTCAAAAGCAAAACTCTTGTTGTTGATATCGCTTGGATCCAATGAACCAAAAGTATCATTCCTTTCAATATTTTTTACCGGCTTCATTGTGAATGACTTAACCGCCAATGCTGTAGCCGATGTAATTCCCGCTGCGTTATATCCTCCGGCTGAAAGCGCTGCTATTTTTAATGACAAATGCTTCATTAAAAATTCGTAGTCTGTAGTGATATAAGAAGGCGTATGCGTGGCTGCGACTCCTGCTTTTGATTTGAACGATCCAGTAAATTCTACAACCTTTCCGGCTTCACATCTGATTTCCAAGCTGTCTAACATTGCCAGAGTAAATGCGAGTTGTTGCTGAGGATTTTTCATTTCAATGGTCAAAGACGGGTGCTGATTATTGTTTGCAACAGTAAATACGTGATCATACGATGCGCCATTGGGTGCCGGCGTATCTGTCCCAAATAAGGCGAGCAATAAAAGCCCGAAAGAACTAACTCCAATTCTTCCTACAATATTTCCTTCAGCTCCAGTCATCACTAATTTTTGGTCGTCAGAGTCTTCAATTCTTCCGAAACTATCATCCAAGCTTTGATATGTTGGTTTGTTTTCAACGGAAAAATCTATTTTTGGAATCCAATAAGCGGGCGTAGTCGCAGTTCCTCTTGTCCCTTCTTTGGCTATACCGCATTCTTCTTGGGCTCCTATAAAAGGTGTTGGCATGTTTTTTTATTTTTTATTTAATATTTCTTTTAATTTCTCTTCTGCTTCCTCTCGACTTTTAGCTTTTATAGCTATGTTATATTGTGTGAAAGCAAAAGTAGTTTCTACGACCTTTTCATCCCCTACCTCGACGCTCGAGGTTTTTGATTCTTTATCTTCCGCAGATGATGCGTTTTCATTTTTGTTTTTCATGGATTTCTTGTCTGATATAGATGCGCAGTAAATCGAATCGTCCCCTCGGCGCTCCAATATCCTTGCAGTCTATTGGCAGCCACTTCGGTTGGCGTTGCGACGGTTACCGCACCCACGTCAGCCCTTAAACCTATTGATGAATTAATAACTGGGTTTGACCTTATTATATTTAAAATACTATTTTTTAGCAAAGAATAATTTGCATCTCTCCCGATCAATGTCTGCATTACATTATTCAATCCGGCGATGATTGTCGGCGTATCTTCAAAATTCTGCTTCATATCAGCAATATATACCAACACCATGCTGACAAAATGCTCATCTCTCGCCGGGTCCTCTTCTTTCACTTCATCTTTTTCAATTCCAATCATTATCGCTGGCGCCAGTGATGCCGGTATCTTTCCTGCAATTCCGTTGTAATAAATTTTTATATCTTTTCTGTAAGATTTAATTAGTGTTATGAAGGCCTCTATTATTGGATCTTTATATGGAGCTGTCATTGTTGTGAAGCTTGATAAATTGCATCGTGAAATATTTTAACAATTCTCGTTTTTAAATAGTCGTTTAATTTAAACATTATTCTGCGTGGCAATCTTGTCCTTGGCAGTTTTGACTGGTGATATTTAAAATAATCCATCACGTTATAAACAATCACTTGCATTGCAGACGGCTCTGATTTAAATCCAGCTCTCATTTTTCCGGTCTTTTCTAATATCGGCCACGTATAATTTTCTTCATTCTTTCTCGGTGGCCAGGTCCCTCCCAGCACTGCTCCCTTTGAACTGAAAACATCCTGATTTGAATAACTTGTCAAAAAGTCTCCGGTCTTTTTAAATTCATTGCTAAAATCTTTTACTTTATCAGAAACTATCCTAAGCCTTCTTGAAAGCTGGACATCTCCTTCAACCGTAAAATTAAGTGTAACCCCTCCTTGATTTGTTGAGCTTCCCTGTGTTGTTGCCATAAGTTTACGTAGCGTAGCGATATAATTTTAAAAATTTTGTTTCATTCTCACATGCACATCCCCTCCGCTGTCTTGCTCATCCTGTGTTGCCGTTGAATTATCCGGCCAAGCCTTTACAATTCCCGAATTTCTTTGCGTTAAAACAATAAATGAGGCATCCATTAGTTGAACTTTCCTGTCCAAAATATCCTTAAGCATTTGCGTAGCCCACTTAATCCATAATTGCCCCCGGGTGTCCTTTGTTTCATCTCCTCCCACCGAATACTCCTTATCCAGTAAAAAACCCGCGGTGAGCCGTTTTTCAAGCAATTTGACCATATCAGGCACGTAGTTGCCACCCGTAGACTGCAAAGGAATGACATAAACCACATTCAGTGTGCTTTGAATCTGATCGTGCGCCTGCGTGTGATATGTGGCCACAACCGCTTGATCCAAATTAGACCAGTCATAATCTATCGTCACAACTGCTCCTGTTGTCGGCGCTGCGCTCAAAGTTACTTTTCCTTCTGCCGCAACAATTGAAGCAACAGATACCGCCACCCCATTAACATAAACAATCACATCTGTTGTATCTACAACATCATCATAATTTCTGTCAACAAAGGGGGCGTGCGCCACATAATAATCTTTATTGGAACTATTAACCAAACCCGTAGGAATTTCTCCCCGCTCCTTAAACTGAAATCCTGCCTGCTCTAAAACTTCTTCATGTGAGACATAGTTTGCCATATTTTAACAATCCACGGCCCCGTTAAATTCGGGCAATGTTTTTAAATAGTCGTATCCCTGATCAAAGATGTTCTTTGCAGAAGCTAAATCATACACTCCTTTATAAAGGCATTTAAATCCTACAATTCTATCATTGGGACCGCCAGTCAATTCATCATTCATTGGGATTGATCCGTCTGCTTTCCTGGTCGCTAAATCTTTCCAATATTTCATTCTCAATATTAGTGTTGTTTTATTTTGAAGCATCGGATCAAAATTTACATAGTTTCCGCTGTTGCCATCCTTGCTCGTGAAATTAATTTGAACTGCCATTTTTATTGTCTACCATCTTATTTTTTCGGTGGTAGAAGTTTTATTGATTTATATTGTTTTTTAAATTTGAATTTTCCTTTAAAATATTTATCGTAAATTGTTTTTCTTAATTTGAATGAATCGCCGTGAATGAAATGCCCAAAATATGAATTGCCTGTTGCCATTAACTCTTTTACATTCACCGGGCCCAATCTATACATTTTATCTTTGAATCTACCCACAACCTTTCTCCGGACTAATATGTGGCTGGGTTTTATAAAATATCCCAGAAAATCAATGCCCATTTCTACCGGCTGAAACCTTACTTTTTTCTCGCTCAGCTTTATCTGTGTCCTCATAAATGTTTTTATCACCCAAAATAATAAAATCGTCAACATACCTGATATAATATTTGTGGCCAAGTCCGTAAATGAATTTATCTAACTGATCTAAATATGCATTGGCGAAAAATTGTGATGTCAGGTTTCCAATTGGCAATCCTTTCCCTTTTGAATAAAACAACGATTTGTCTTTCGGGATTAAATTCTTTAATCTCCAATTGCCCTTAAAAAGATAATTCTTTGTCGGGTCGTTATATATTATCTTACCACACAACCATAAAATATCCTTTTTCCATCCAAAACTTTTGTCTGCGCCATTAATTTTTTCAGAAACTATCCCGTATAAAATATCTTTATTTATCGAGCAGAAAAAACTTTTTATATCCAGTTTTAGAAAATGAGTGATGCTCTGGTCTTTTAAATATTCTTTTAATTTTTCAACTCCTTTGTGCGTGCCCTTGCCGATCCTGTTTGCAAAGGAGTTTTTAATGAAGTCTTTCTCAAATATACCCTTAACTTCATTATATAAAAGATGATGCACAACTCGGTCCCGAAAATCTGCGGCAAAGATTTCTCTAACAGTCGGATCTTTAACAATAAAACAAATGTGTTTAGATATTTTATATTCTCTTGATTTTAATTCTTTTAAAAGAGCAATCAGATTTTTCTCTCGGTTGATTTCAAACTTAAGCGCGTTGATTGTGTTTTTCTTTCTCTTTTTACAATCAAGATATGCTTTCCATAATTTCTCTAATATGAATACTTCTTGCATATCTGTCAAACAGGCTGGGCTGAATAGGAAGTGCTGGCGGACTGGCCGGACATAGTTGTTGTTGTTGCGGTTGTTGTTGTTGACGTTGCCATTGTTGAAGTTGACAATCCAGGCGTCGCTGTCGGGGTCGTCGGCGTAAGGGGATGATTTAGATAACCCCTGACTTCGTGCTTCTATCCTCTTTCAAGGGCAGGGGTTTGTATTTCCAAAACCCTCGCTGACTAACCACGCGGGTTAATCATTCCGGGGTGTATTTCTTCCAGCCCTCAGCCTGTTTTGACAAATCCACAACCAACTCAGATAAATACAGATATGATTTTTGCCCGCCTAACTGCCGTAATTCGTTGGCTATGCGTAATTGGGTAATCAACATCTCAATTGTTAAACATAAATATTCTATCAATTCTGTGCGCCTCTTTTTATCCCGCTCGCTGTTTGCTTTAATAATAATCTTTATTATTTCAACGGCATATTTTATCAGATCGTTTCCCAGAAAATATTTGTATTGTTTCCCAAATTTCGGCACACGGACATAGAATTCTCGCAGGATACCATATGCTTTGTTGTATATTGGTAAATGGGAGTATTGAGCCATAAAATTTGTTTAATAACCAAATCACCGAATTAATACTGGCGGACTGGCCGGACATAGCCGTAGCCGCCGCGGTCGTTGCTGCTGACGCCGCCATCGTCGAAGAAGACAATCCAGGCGACGCCGCCGGGGTCGTCGGCGTAAGGGGATGAAGTCCAATAATAGTTATCCGTGCGCGTATTCGGAAAAATGGTTGAATTAATTGTTGGTCTGACTTGACTTAAATCTAAAATACTCTCTAATTCAAAACGATTCGGCAAATACCAGTCGCTCTTTCCTGATTTTGTTAATCCTTTGCACGAATCAGTAGCTCCTTTTCCAGTGTCTTCATTGCTCCAAACAAAATCTTGCGATGGAATTAAATTGCCTGAACCATCATCTACTGCCCATATACTTGCTGTGGCGGACCAGTAGGTTGGATTAGCCGTTCTTTCTGCCGCAAAACTTGTTACATTAGTATGAGTATTCGCAATTAAGCAAATCCAAGCCGAATTATCTGATGAATCAGTTACAATATCTCCCGCTGCATAAGGACCACCTGAAACCCAGAATCCTTTCGGTTGCCCTATATTATCTGCCCTCAATCCATCAGGAATAATTAATTCTGGTTGCTTTATCCATTGACGATTTGTAACTCGATCCGTAATTGTATTATCTCCGTTATCAATAAATCGGGGTAAAATCGGACTACCAGCTTGAATTCCGCCATCGTCAAAACCCTCTCCATCGTATGGAACAGTCCATCCCGTTTTTGGAAGCTGACTTTTACGTGTTCTTGTGATTGACATATTAAGTTGTCGTCCACGTTCCGTCCATTCCAACTATAATCCACTGGGTTGTTGAAATCGCGACTAAAACGAGGGCTGCATAAGTTTCTGAAGCTTGACTATCATAAATTGTTCCTGCTGAGTTGCTGTCTGCTATGTGCTGTCCTGTATTTGCCTGCACCATTGTTGTCCCAGCATTATTTTTAACCAAAATAACTTCCGTCCCTACGTCTCCAGCAGCGATTACCGGCAAAGTAAATGTTATACCCGCAGTGTCAACTAAAACTTTTCCAGTGTCTCCAACAACAATTGGATAATTTGACGATTTATTCGCAATAGTTAATTTTCCGCCGCCAGCTGAAACCCATTGTAAGGCTCCGGCAACTAATCCCAAAACCTTTCCGTTATTTCCTGCTTTGGCCGGCGCCGATAATCCGTCATCTGCTGCGCCGATATAATTTCCTATTGCTTGATAAATTCCGTCAAAATAAGTTTTTAAAGTCGCTTTTATATGCGCCCAGGTTATTTTTATTTTTGTGAAAGCCGTTGGTGAAGCGGCTGAATTTTCTCCCAAAACCACATCTGCATCCACGGGCGTTGCTTTGTCAGTCAATGCCGAAATTTCTGCTGCAATATCTGTATGAAATATATCATCTCCAGATTCTAATCTCTCCCAACTCGCTCCATTATAAATAGCCCAATCTCCCACAGAGTAATATGTCCCACTGATTGTTCCGGCAACCGAAACAATATAATAATCTCCATTTGAAGGAGATGATGGGTATACTCCTCCTGAAGCATCTAGGGTGCCCTTATAAACAACCGCTCCGGTTGTTCCTGAGGTTCTTTGTGTTATTCCCGATCCTTGTCCAATTGACATGTTTTTAATTCCAAACTTCTATCTCTGCAACCTGGGTTGAAGTGGCAGATTTAAAGAATAGAGTGATAGAGTCTAACCATACACCTTCCAAAACTTTGGAGCACCCGGGGGCAATTGTAATATATGTAGAAGCTCCTGTGGCGTAATACAATATAAAACTTGCGGTTAAACCTCTTAATTGAATCAAGACCTTTTTGGCGCCCTTTGGCAATACCTGAGAATACTCAGTGCCTCCGGTCGTCATTGCAACGTTATAAATTGTTGGTGTTGATAATGCTTTTGTTCCCATAGATGCTTGGAATGGATGCTCACAAGTGTCAAAAATGCCACCTACGGGCATCCATTCCGCTTATTTTATTATTCTTCCTCGTCCGAATCGTCCTTGTCCTCATCGGCGTCATCGGCGCCTTCGTCCCCGGCCTCTTCTTTTTTCTTCTCTTCCTCCTTTTCCTTTTCTTTCAATTCTTTCTTTACTGCTGCAACCGTTTTAGCAGTTGCCTTTTCCAATCGGCCAAGCCTTACTAATTCCTCAGCTTCTTTTACAGTTAAATCAATCTCGTCTCCCACCTCAAACTTTTCTCCGTTGTGTTGGAGATGTCCTTTTACAATATATTTCATAAGTTTTTAAGCTATATGATAAATAATATAAGCATTCCCGACCATGCCGGCGCTTGCGCCGTCCTGAACGCTTATTGTTAAATATTGAGCTTTCGCCCATTTCCTTGTCGGCGCTCCTCCCGATCCTTTGTTGGTTACATTATCTGCGACAATGGCTGCGGTATGAGCATCGACAGTATCAATTAATGTCGCGCTCAGAGTAGTCCCGTTGGCCGCAATACCAGCTGAAAGATGGCAAGTTGCTGTTGCCGGAGTTGTAACATCGATCACAAGTTTAGTTACAATCAAATCGCAATTTAGAGGGTTTGCTAGAGAAACAACTCCTCCGGCTGTATCAACTACTGCCAAAGCTTTTTTTAGTTTTAGCTGAGCCGAAGGCCCAACTCTCCTTCTTCTGTCTTTTTCAATTCCCATAATTTTTTGATAAGGGCGCCGGCTGGTTGCAATGATGTCCCTTGCCGGCACCCATTTCAGTTAATAATATTATGCTGCTGCGTTTTGGATAAAATAAGCAGCTCCTGCAGCCACAACCAATTGCTGGTAATAATCTGACACTCTGACAAAGGTGGCTTTTTCAGGTTGCTGATACCATTTATCGACTTTTCTTGGCTTTGTATATAGCGTATATCCAAAGCTCACTTTTCTAATTCCCGGAGTCGGGTCGATGTAAAGCAACCATGCGTGCTTTCCAAAGATATAGGACATTGAATCTGTCTGCCCTTCTTTTGCGGTGTTATATTGCGCTGCCGCAACAATAACATTCTTTACTTTAAACAATCTTGCCAGAATCTCTTCAGCTGCTGTTCCAAATTGAGTATATTTAATTCTGTCAATGACATCAGGGTGCTCGCAAAGAATATCAAACACATACTGAGAAATAAGCATAGTGTTTGCTTGTTTTAAGCATCCGGACTGCACCGCTTGCCTAGCAGTTTTTACATCATTTATCGGATCCGAGTTTGCATAATCACTCCATTGATTAGTTCCTGAAAGTGTGGTGTATTGGGTGATTTGAGCGACGTCCTGTAAGATTGTGGCCAAACCGATTTCTTTTGAAATTATAATCCTTTCGGTGACATTTTCTGTAGCATCAAATTCTGGATCAAGCGGATTGTCTGCTTGCTCTACGACTTCATCTGGAATATCCTGTTCTAAGGCGTGCTCCATAATAGGCCCGTAGGTGGCCTTTGTTAGACCGTAATCAACACGGTTGGCTCTTGTTGAAGGAGCTCGATTGTCTGATTCTGGTCTAAACTTTGCTTTACTATATACGAAGTAGTATCCGGAATCCTTTGCAACTTTTATCAAAGGCATAATTTTCTCGCAGACATAAGCTGCATTCTGATATGCAATTGAAATGTTGGTAAGAATCGGATCCACATACACTTGCGATTTTGTAGGTGAAGGCATGTTTTTTTTTGATTAAAGATTAATATTTATATTGAATCTGCAACATTTCAAAGACGTCTCCGACTACTGCGTCTTGAAGGGCAATACCGATAACTAGGTCTCCCGTGGTAGTAGTTGGGTTGGCTGTTGCAAAACCGGCATATACTCCGGATGTTTCCAAAAAGGCTGTTAATTTTTGGCCGGCAGTAATTGTGGTGTGCGCTCTGACCTTTGTAGTTCCTAAGAACTGCACAGCTCCTGCATCTCCTGATTTAGGATTATCTTGTAAAACGCCTATCAAAGCATCTGTCGGCGCTGCGGCCGCAATGATTTGATTAGGATATGACGCGCTCGCGCCTTTCAGTTTTACGATTGTATACTGGCCAGACCCTGTTCCAGTTCCCACATCAAAGGCCTGTTCAGCAATAAACGTGCGTCTAAAACTCTCATTAAATTGTGACATGATAGTTTAAGTTAATTGGTTAATATTATGCTACCATTGGAACCTTTTCATTAGATTCCTTGGCAACATTTCCTGCTAACTCTGGGTGCTCGGCAAAAGCTTTTTTGTAGGCTGCTTTGACGGTCAACTTTGGATCGGCCTTCATTGCATCATCAGCAAATTTTAGCAATTGCTCTGCAGCGCTGGTAATTCCGTTATCGTCTCCTGAACCAATCTCTTTAAAGAGTTGTCCTTGAGGCATAGCTTGTAAAATTTCTTTGAAGGCCTTCTCCTGAACCTCTGACAAGGTCTCCATAAAGGCGACAAACTTGTCTTTAGATTTAGGCAGGATCACTCCCTTGTCGTTTTTTTCTGAAAAAACAAACTTCTCGATATACTCTCCAATTTTCATTTTTCTTATTTCAGCCATTGCTTTTACTCCGGCAGCTGCGGTGTCTCTCAACATTTTCAAATCCGATTCTGACATAACTTTCTTTCCTTTCAAATATTCTTTTAATTCAACTTCAGACATCTGAGACGGATCTGTTTTTGTGCCTCCGTCATGCGTGGTTCCATCGCCATCGCCTTCGTGTTGCAATTTATCTAAAACTGACTTTTTTGCTTTATCTTTCTGTCCATCCCAGTGCTTTTGAATTGAAGCGTTAACAGCGTTGTCATCTCCCCAATTATCTCCATCCTCGCCCCCCATTTCATCCATAACCTCCTGAGTTACTTCATCGCACATTTCAGACATGGCATCTGCAACCATTTGACCGGTCTTTTCCTTATCTGCTTTTGGATTGTCCTTAATGACATCCTCAGTAATCGGATCTTTATATTCCGACATTTTTTCCTCTACTTTCTTTTTTAAGTCTTCTTTTTTCATTTTTGATAATCCTGATTCCGATAAGACTACTGCTTGCATGCCTTTAAAATAAGGCTTGTTAGTCAGCGCGCCTCCAACCAGGACATTTTTAAAAGTTTTTCCTGTTTCAGGATCCTTGTAGGTTGTGTAGAACTCAGGGCTAAAATATTTATATGCTTTATCTTTCAAAAGCTCCATCCCCTGGTCTGTCCATTCAACTACGGCCCAAAGGCCCTCAGAACCCTTATTTATTAATTTTCTAAACCATCCTATAGCCGGCTTCTCTTCCTCTCCGACTTCGTGGCCTTCTGTGATAGGCAAATCACGTCTCAAGTCATCGTTAAAATTATTAACGAATTCATCGAGCGCTGCTTTGTCTAACTTGATCTCCCCGTAGGCCGGGTGATCCCATTTTCCAAAAGGCAATATTTGCATCTCGCATTCTCTTTTTCCGTCAAAAGCAAATTCTCTTTCAGAGTCGTAAGAGAACATATGCGGCTCAGATGCTTTCTTTTGGTCAACCCATTCTTTGGCTTTGGCTTCATCCCATTTATTTTTATCAAATAAATAGGTCTGAACTTCTGTGCCAACCTCGCATTTCTTATTTTTAAAACTGCCTTTTGGACATCCGATAACAGCTGTAATTCCCTGAGATTCTGATATCACAATCGTGCGAAACGAATTGACATCATAACCCTTAGGGTCTTTTACTCTGACACGGATAAATTTTTCTGTTACTTCTACTGGCATAATTTCTGTTGTGCTTTTTTTCTTTTTTTTCTTTTCGACTTTGATTGCAGTCGGCACATACACATCAGAGACGGTAGGGCTTCCTGCTTTAATTTCTTTTGCCATATTATTATGGGATGTCTCCCTCGCTTAAGAACTCATCAGCCGGAGATCCAGGAGTTATAATCGGTTTCTTTAAATTCAATCCTCCGGCCAGTCCTGTGAATTTATTTCTTAAAGTGTCTGAAATGCCGGTAATGTTTGGCAATTCCATTTCGTCCTTTAATATTTCAACCCAGATGCCTCGGCAGTGAAAATGAAATAAATCATTTTTAGTAAAACTATCGTCTACCGCGAAGACCTTGCTATCAACAGACAAACAATAATTACAAGTATAATCGTCAAGTATTTCAGAACGTTGTAACGCGTGGATGTCGTCATGATATGTGTCAAAAGTGAATAAGCGTCCTTGATTAATTGCTCCTCCCACAATTGCAGAAGGCAACACCGACCAGATGTCCTGCGCCTTGTCATCCAGCGCTGCCACAACTTCTTTTAACACGGCCGATTTAGCAATTTTATCGAGCAGGCTAAATTTCTCTTTTTCAGACATCTGTTTTTGCAATCCATTCAACAAAGCATTCTTCGCTACCTTAAGTATATCCCCGGCCATAATGTCTGTCAAAGCGTGAGAACGTTGAATCAATAAATCCTTAGTGTCTTTATTCGTTGGCGGTTGAGGTTTTTTCATTTCAAATGCTGCTCCTTGCTTTCCATAACTAAAGGCCTCTGTCATGATGTAAAAAATCTTTTCCTGATATGTGCCTTTATAATTTATGCTTAATCTTTTCTGCGCATTGGTTCTTTCAACTCCCGAATTTTTATCAAGCAAGTCAGACATCTGATCCAATAAGTCGTTTCCAATTCTTTTTAAAGTAATTCTTAAATCTCTTTGAATTCGCTCCTCAAAAACATTCATCTTATTATTTATTTCAGAGAATTTAACTTTTTGTTCTGCGAATGTAAGCTTGCGAAATGCTTTGAATTCAGATGTTGTAATTTGGCTTGTCTCGTCTATTTTTTGGTCTGTTGGCTTTTCTTTTGCCGGAGGAGTTGCTATCGCTTCTTTTTGTCTTTCGGGCAATCCTAAAACTTCTCTCATGTAATCCTCATCTTTTTCAGTCGGCTGAATCACTGGCCTGCCACCGGACGGATTTGAAGTTAACTTCTCAACAGCATCTGTGATGTCTTTCAAATCAACCTTTCCAATTTTTGTAAATTCCAAACTCGGATATTTTTCAACGCCATCATAATTTAAATCAACCAATTGCTTTACAGCATATCGATTGATTACACTGGCCACCTGTTTTGCGATTGCCTCTAAGCTATTATGAAACGTAGAACTCTGCTCAGCTGACAAAGCATAACTTCCTCCCTGACCGGAACCTAAATCTAAAAATTGAGCCAGCACTCCAATAAATATTTCTCTGTTTAATCTGCGGATTGTTTCGTTAGGGTCTTTAACCGTGTTAGCTTTCATATCCATAAATCCTATTTTCCAACCTTCAGGATACATTAAAAATCCAGTTTCAGAAGCGCGCATATTTTGTAAAACTTCCTGCATGCTTGCTTCTTGCTGCTCGGTAAAATTCTTTGGCAATTCTCCGTAAGGCAAACCCAATCCCTGCCTTGAAAATCCAATGGCATTTATTTTTTCAATCATCTCTTTAAAATACCACGAGCGATAAGCGGACCTTAACGCAGATATGCCTTCCCAGTTTTCTCCCTCTTTTTGATTTGTGAAAACCAAAAGCTTGTCCATCGGAATTGAAATCATCTCTCCGGTGGTTAACAATTGCGTGATTCCGTCTTTTTTATCCTGCGTCTCCCATAGCCATAATGTTTTAGGCAATCTCGGCCCAAACTTGCGCCAGGCAATCATTCTCTTTCCGCGCCAGATATGCTCCTGAAAAACTTTCTCAAAAACTATAAAACCAAAATCAAGCATGAGCAATGCTTGCCGTAGAAAGTCATCAAACGTAATCGTCATTATTGAAAATAAATTGTCTGAAACAAAAGAAGCAATCTCTTTATCCTGGTCTGAATTGCTAGCCGGCTCAACATACCAATCAGCAGAACGAATCGGCAACGTGCAGGCCATCAGCGTTGATTTTACAACTCCATCTCCCCTTCTCATCTTGTCATAAATATCAATCGCTTTTCTGGTCTTTAAATCACCGACATATTCGTCAGAAATTATTTGACCTGCCTGTATTGTAGTTCCTGTTTTTCCAAGCTCGCCAAAAATAGGTTCTTGAGTTGCCTGTGATTTTTGATTAGGTCCGTAAATTATACTGCCTTTCTTTTTTTTATCGTCCTCTGCCATGTTTTAAAAACAATTTGTTGAGAGCAACAAAATTGTATAAGTTAAAAATCTTGATTTAAAATACTCGGCTTAGAAAATCCCTTTTTAGCTGTTTTGGCAAATCTGTCAAAACTATCTCGGCTTTCATTTTTTCCAATATGCCAACAGACTCCGGCAACTGCATCTGAAACGTCTTTAGAACCTCCCGGCGGGTGGTCAACTTTTTTTGCTTTTATTAATTCTAACATTCTGTATTCTTTTTGTAAAACAGGATGAAAATAACAATCAAATCTTTGAGTGTGCAACATCGCTTTCATTGTATCATATGCTTGGGTGTTCTTGTCAACCGACAAAGTTTCCGCATCGATGCCATTTGTTTTTAAAATCTGAATCATATCAACCGATTGCCATCCGTCAAAAGAAACTTTTTTTATATTGAATCTTCTGCCGGCCAAAGAATAAATCAAATCTCTTATTCTCGCAAATTGTATCTCCTCGTTCTGGTCTGCTTTTATTTGCATTAATAAATCAATAAAAACTTTCGGCTGATTTTTATCATCAAATCCATCCAGCCGGCCCATCGCAAATCCGCACGCATCTTTATTTTTTGCCAAGTCGACATGAATGAAGTGATCCTCTCTGTCTCCCCAAAACCAATCTTTAAAACTGCCGTCATCATTAAGCGGAGCTTCACGCGCCGCAATATTTCTTTCGATGATTGTTGAGTCTCTGTCAAAAGCTTCCAGGGCCAAGCTCGGTCTGGCGCCAAAGTCTCTCATAAACTTTTCAGGATTTTCCTCAGATGCTTTTAGAAAATCAACCGGGATGTCGTGCCAAACTTTTAATGCTTTTCCGTCCTTATCTCTTTCAACAACAAAATTAAAAGTCTCCGGCTCCATCTTCTCCCTATCTTTTACTTTCCATGTTTTAAAATATGTGCAGTAAACATCGGCGCTGTCTTTTAATGTCTGGTAAAGCTTTGAAATAAATCCTCCCTCGTATCTCGGAGCTGAGATGGTAAAAATAAAACCTTTTAAACCAAACCTCGATGCAATTCTATTTTTTAATGTATGGTAAACATCCTCGGCGATTGATTTAAATTCATTATCTAAAAACCAATCAGCCTCATCTAAGCTGGCAAAAATAACGTTGTATCCAAGAGGCATGGTCTCCTGCGAATTACCGCAATACAGCGCGATGTTTTTTATTTTAAATCTTATCTCTGTCTGTAAAACATCGGGCTGAAATTGCATAAAAAAAGGGCTCTTTTCAATAAGCCTTCTGACACCGGCGAAAATTACATTTTTTGCTTGCGTGGCCGATGTGGACATATTAACAACCGCAATCGGCTTGTCATCGGTTAAACCAAAATTCTTCGACGGATTTTTAAAGCACAAAAGATAATGCACATACCAAACCGAAAGCGCTTCTGCCAGGAATGATTTGCCAGATCCGATTCCCCACATGCCTATCCCTTCTTTGAATTTGCCGGATGCAATGCCGTCAATGATTTTCTGTCCCTCTTTAATTATTCGGCGATATACTCCGTCTTTTAAATCCAAATACTCGGGAGATTTAATAAACTCCTCAAAATTAAATGAGGGCACGAGCTCAAACTGAGTGTTTTTTGACAGCCACTTTATTCTTTTTATTTCGTCCTCCGGTCTCCCCCGAAGCTGTTGCGTAAGCTCTGTCAAAATTTCTCCAGAATTTTGTTTGTTGTTTTTCATTTAAGTTACTTATTTGCCCGGCAATGTTAGCCTCCTCTGATGTGGTTACTTCAATGCTTGTTTTGTTTCCATCCACGACCTCCCGGATCTCCCGCAGAAAATCTATGTCGCCGTTTACGGCCATCGCCACAGCATTCTCAACCATTATATCAAGCTTTGATTTATCTGGCTTTCCTGCGCTGCCTTTTACTATTTTTTCCAACTCTCTTAAATATGCATATTTAAAAACCTGCTGGCCTTTTTTCATGCCGGACCCTGGGATCTTTGCGTGGCCGGGTTGAAATTTAGTTACCGGATGTGGATTTCCTTTTGACATAATTTTGTGAGGGGAGATGGAATTGAACCATCTACCTTGCCTAGGACGCTCTACCGGTGAGCTATACCCCTCATTTTGCACAAAACTTGCACAAAAGAGTGCAAAACATAGGGTTGCACCACTTTGCTATTCAGATGCCGTGGGCACCCCGTTTTGCAACAACTATAACGCTTACTTATCAAGCTTCACTGCCTTTTTGCCCGTGTATTTCTCAAATCTCTTAATTATCACATCACAATACTTCGGATCCAACTCCATTGCATAACACTTGCGCTCCATCTGCTCGCAGGCAATCAACGTGCTGCCTGATCCAGCAAAAACTTCTAAAATTATTTCTCCGCGATTTGAATTACGTCTTAATCCTCTTTCGGCTAGACGGACCGGCTTCTGAGTTGGATGCACGTATTGAGAAGTGATATCCCTGTGCTCATACCAAACATCCGGAAGCTCGCTGAATGTTTCATAATCAAGATTAAAACAATCCTTCAGACATCCCAATTCTTTTGTCTTATTTTTAAAATGCTTTTGCTTTTGCTTCCAGCCAACCATGCATGGCTCATAACATCTATGATAATCCTGACCGCGTGAGAATACCATTGAATTTTTTAACCAGATGATAATCTGAGACATGTGCCATCCTGATTGCTCAAACGCGTTTCTATTAATTGCATTATTTTTATTTGCAAACCACCAGTAAATCGTGGCGCTATCTTTTGTAAATTTATGCAGATTTAATAAAACCTGCTTATAAAACTCCAAACAATCTTCATCAGATTTATCATCGTTAAAAATCTTTCCGCCAGTGCCTCCAAATTTAGTAGAAGCATAATCCAATCCTCCGGGCGATTTGTAATCCACATTGTAGGGAGGATCCGTGAAAACCATATCGGCCACCCCCCCCCTTAGCAATCTTTCATAGTCTTTTTCTTTTGTGCTATCCCCGCAAAGTAATCTGTGATCTCCCAACTGAAATAAATCTTCTAACTTAGTTGTCGGCTTTTTTATCTTTCCGTATTCCTCTTCGGCATCGAAGGCGTCCTCTTCTATATTATAAATTCTATCCAGCTCAATTTTATTAAACCCCACCTCTTTAAGCAAGTCAATATCAAACTCGGCCAGCAACTTTTCATCCCATGCTCCCAGATTGCGGTTAAGCCTCAAATTTAACTCCTTCTCTTTCTTTATCTCCGGTATGTTGAGGTATACCACGGGCACTTCCTTAAAGCCCAGCTCCTTGGCTATGTAGAGCCTGAAATGCCCACCTATTACAATATTATGCCTAGCTTTAGCAGAATTAACTATAATTGGATCAACCAACCCAAACTCCTGGATACTCTTTTTTAAATCCCTGATGGCTTCCTTAGACCACTTCCTTGGGTTGTAATCTGCCGGCTTTAACTCTTCAATTTTTATGTTTTCAATTTTCATTTTTTATAAATTAAATACAAAAGAATTAATCCCGCGACTCCTCCCACTAATTTTAACAATTGAATTACGGTCTCTGCTTTTGTCATATGATTGTGTCGGACTCTTGGACTCGAACCAAGTTCTACTGGTTTATGAGGCCAGCGTGATACCTAACCACCCAGCCGACATTTAAAAAACTTTTCTCCATTCCCAAAATTCTTTTAACTCTCTCCATAATATTTTAAAAAATTTCTTTATGCTCATAAAATTAAAAAGGCCTATTCCACCTATTCATCGACTGCCACACCCAAAACTTCTCTTCCGGCGTTAAAGACGCAAACCACTCTTCATATTCATCCCAATACTGATTCCATGCTTTGATTGTTTTTTTGATTAAGATAATTATTTTTCTGATCATAGTAATCAGCTAATCTTTGTTTTGCATTCAATCCTCCAAAATTATATCCTTCGTAAATCGGGTTGCACATCCAATACCAGTCGGACGGAGTCGGTGCTATAGCTTCCAAATCCATCTCCCGGACTATCCTTTTTAATTCATTAATAATTTTAGGCCTGAAATTTAAAACCCATAACCATTTTTTTATCTTTCCCCATTTGGCTTTCATCCCGGTATTTTTTTTGTCAACCCATTCTCTCTGTATTAAAATATCAAACAGCCTTTTCGTTTCTTTTATTGGATTTTCTTCAAATCTTTTTTTATTAACCATGCAGACAATATCCTGAAATCTCAACCTGTAAGCTATGTCATACTCAATTATAGCACAAACAATATCTCGGATGTTTTCATCTCTGATTAATCTATACATCTCCCGGGCCGGCTGGTTGTATTTATCCTCTGTCATGAAGTTATCTCTCATTGCCCAGTGTGCCCAATTAATAAAATATTTATAATAATAAGGAGCTGCAATCAGAATTAAAATCTTTTTGAATAACCCGGCATTTGAAATAAAATTAAAAAAATCGGGCATTGCTCTTTTAAACTTTGCAATCTCTATCACCCTTGTATCCGGATAGTAAACTCTGACTGGCTGCGCCTCATCTTTGTAATAAACCTCGCAACCCTTGTGTAATTTTCTGAAGTTAACGCACACCCTGTTTATATATGCATTCAGTCCTAAAAAAGCTGTCGGCCTTTTATCATAGTCCTGAATCCTCTTTAAAAGAATAGAATTGTCTAAGCTCGGAAATAGTTCTACAAATTTCATTTCTTTTCAATGTCTAATTTTATTTCTGCAATATCAAGCTGATTTAAAAGCTGAAAACATCGTCCGGTAATAACCATTAGCATCTTGTGGGTGTTATAAAAAGCGTCTGTCTTCTGCTCCGCCGTCATTTTATCTAACGGCCCATATTCGTCTTCAACCACCTTTTTTAATGCGTCTGGAAATGCCATGTTATTTTTTCTCTTTTATTTTTGCTTCTTCCGGCTCGTTCTTTAGTTCCTCCAGCATCTGATCTATCGACCTTAAATCCTGCCTCAACTTCATCGCTTTATTTTCGGCCTGCTTTAGCAACAGATTAAAGCTTTTCTCAGCGACCTTTAAAGAAATGAATGTTTTTATATCTACCTCCGTGATCCACAGATCCCGGGAGACATCATACCGGTAAGCCTCTAAAAACTCCTTATGATTTAATACTCGATGTTCTTCTGACATGTTTTATGCGTCTTGCTTCTAATCTTGCATTCCAGTTTTGTGATGCAAAAATCGGGCAATGACTTTTTATTTCAGTCCGGCTAAGCATGCGCCTGGCCATCCTGACTTTAATTTTATGTGTCACTTTTTGTTTGTGTCTGATTTTCATTTTTCTTTCTAATAATATATTTTTTATTTCTCTCCATTAATTTTTGGTATCTTACTGGATCAGCTTTTATTCTTTCATACGTCCTTCTCCTCAATAACTTTCCTTTTTCTGTCAGCATGTATTTGTCAATCGCCCGGCGCTGAATTGTTTTTGTCCTTTCAGGGTTTCTTTTCATCCACGCCAGAGTTGCTTCAATTCTTGCTTTTCTATAATTCTCGTCAAAATGAAATGCCATAGTCCTGGCTGAAATTCCAAAAGGTGCTCCCAATCTTTTTAAATCTCTAAATCTAACCGGCTTGGGCAATCCATTGTATATTCTTTCAATCTCGTCTTGAATTTCCTTTTTTACTTTTTGGAATTTTCCGATCATGTTTTATCCTTCTCCCAATAAAAATTTATTATCTAACATCTTGTCGTAAATTGTCTGACCTTTGTTATCTGTTGCAAAAGGCAAAAAGACCTGTGGCAATTCAACGATAGTCGTTTCATATAGAGCCATTTGCGCTAAAACCCAGTCTCTAATGCATCTCCAGGCCACCCGGTAGCAATAATCCTCATCGTCCCATCTCCTCACCTCCTGCCGCTTTAAAAGCTCTTGAAACCTGCGCCAATTAACAGGAAGAGAAAAAGACACCATTTTTTCCTTTACCGGCAATCTAAATGCTAATGCATGAATTCTCCCGGTCCCTTTCTCATACTGATACATCACACCCACTGCGCCATTCTTAACCAGAGCATTCTGAATTTCCTGAATGCTTCTATCTGCCGGCACTTGAGTTGTGTAATTTTTAATTGGCATTTTATTATTCTTTATCTTCCTCTTCTAAAATCTCTCCCAAATCTGATTTTGCAGCGTCCAATCTTTCCTGACATTCAGTCCTACTCATATCTTGAATCAAACCCCTGCGCACCAAATTAAGATTTATCATGGCTATAATAACCGATTCTAACGCGTCTAAAAATTCTTCTGTTTTTTCGTTCATATTTATTTTAACATAGATATTTTCTAAAATAAGCTTCTGGGTCTTCCTTCTCTAACCGAGCTGCCTCTGCATACAGCTTGGCTCTCTTCTCTTTTTTCTTTATCTCCCTTTTTAATTTTGCATCCAGCAGCTGCACCCGGCTATCTGCATTGACAAAAACATCATCTATCATTACTATACCATACAATTTATTCTGCACCTGCAAAACCTTTTTCCATCTCTCGTAATTTTTATATCCAGGGACCAGATCTGTTTTAATCCACTTGCCATCCTCTGATTTAAGAATGACGCGGATATATGTGTTGCCCATGCTCGACACTGCCGGATCCAAGATTTTAACAATTGTAGCAATCAT